ACGCGTTATGTTGAACACATCAGAGGCCAGTGGGGCTGCGTCCTAGAGGACTACCGCGCCCAGAGGCCGGTTTATCTCGGAGGAGGCTATGCGCCTGTCAATATCAGCCCAATTGCACAGACTTCTGCGACTACTATTAATGGTTCTACGTCGACGCCACTTGCTCAGCTAGCCGCTATTGGTCATTCGACGGCGCACGGCCATGGTTTCCATCAGAGCTTCACGGAGCATGGGTATATCATCGGACTCGTCAATGTCCGTGGAGATCAGAGCTACCAGCAAGGTTTGCGTAGGATGTGGTCTCGCAGCACACGCTATGATTTCTACCTCCCAGTCTTCGCTACTCTCGGGGAGCAAGCTGTTCTGAATCAGGAGATCTATATCCAAGGTGTCCCAGCCACGGATGCTGGAGTTTTCGCGTACCAGGAACGCTGGGCAGAGTACAGACACTTCCCCAGCATGATTACTGGTCTGTTCCGGTCTACTGCTAGCGGCACACTCGACGCTTGGCACCTCTCCGAAAAGTTCACTAGCTTGCCGACTCTCTCCAGTACGTTTATCCAAAGCAATACTCCTGTTGATCGAGTTGTCGCGGTGCCGAGTCAGCCGGCATTTATCTTTGATAGCTTCTTTGATTGTAAAACAACTCGTGCTATGCCGCTGTATAGCGTCCCGGGTCTTGTGGATCACTTCTAATGTCAGTCCCTGCGGCTCTTGTTACGGGTGGTCTTGGTTTGCTTGGTGGTCTTATCGGTAATTCTGCGTCTGCTCGTGAGGCGCAGAAGAATCGCGACTGGCAGGAGCGTATGTCAAATACTGAGATGCAGCGCAGGGTCGCTGATCTCAAAATGGCAGGTCTTAATCCTATGTTGGCGTATACGCAAGGTGGCGCCAGCTCGGGGTCCGGTGCGACAGCTCAGCAGGATAATCCGTTTAGTTCTGCCGTGCCTAGTGCTCAGGCTTTGTCACAGGCTATGGCGGTTAAAAAAAATAATGAGTTTCAGGATGCTCAAATTGATCGTCTTGCGATTCAGAACGCTAACGACACAGCGCAGACACAAGCGAATGTCAATTTCACTAATGCTCAGGCTGGTGCCATTGCTACTTCGGTTGCTCTTCAGGAAGCGCAGATTCGTCAAGCCGATGAGAACGCGGCTCTTATGCGTATCGATCAGGAAAAGCGTCGTGGTGATGTAAAAAATAATGAGGCTACTTATTCAAAAATTCTCGCTGATCGAGGGTATACGGAAGCGCAGACTCAGATGATTCTCAAGCGCTTGCCGCTTGAGGGTGCAAAAGCTGCTGCCGATTTAGAGGCTGCTCGGGCTACGGCTGGTAATCTTTATGCTAGTGCGGAAGCTTCTCGTGCAAGTGCCAGGCGTACTACCGCTTTGTTACCCGGTGAGGTTCTTGGACTACAGCTCGGGAATCAATCTACCGCTCTTGGTAATACTGCTCAGATGTATGGCATGAATGAGCTAAAGGCTAATTCAGATTTTTACGGATCTACGTATGGTCATGCTCAGCCCTACATCAGCTCTGCTAGTGGTGTTTTGAATACTGCGGCTAATGTTGCTGGTGCTGTAACGGGAGCTGGCGCCCTTGCTAACGCAGTGGCCGGCCAGCGACTCAAAGAAAAAGAATCTAACCGTCACGTTCCTTTTAGGGTCAAAAAATGATCTACGTGCGTTGTCCTCATACTTATGATGCTCAAGCCGTGTCCGACACGGCTTCGGTTATTGATGTTTATCCTCCGTCTTTAACGCAACAGTCACAGGCAGAGGAAGCAGATATTAATACCATCGTGCGGAGGTTCGGATTAACTGGACATATGCCCCAGTCGGTGCGCGCGCCGACTTGGGGCGACTTCGATGGTGTATGGGATTATCGGACAGCTCTTGAGGCGATCTCTGAGGCTAACAATGCCTTCATGGAATACCCCGCTGCCGTTCGTGCTAGGTTTGAAAACGACCCTGCCCAATTCGTCGACTTTTGCTCAGACCCGGCTAATCTTGGCGAGATGGCGAGCCTCGGGCTCGCCATACCGCGCCAAACCTCTTCTCAGGCTCCTACGGCGCCTATCGGGGGCTCATCCATATCAGGACAGCCCCCCCCCTCTTCGGAGGCTACAAACGCCTCTCCTACCCTGTAAAACCTCTTCTCTTCGAAATGAACAATTAACTACAAATCTAAAATATTAAGAAAAGATAAGTAGAGTAATGGTAAGTTCGCTAACAGGTTTTCTACAGGTCTTACACACGTTGTTAACAGGTTTATCCACAGGCACAGTTGATACCTAGATGTAACTGTGCCCACTGACACCGGAGGTGTCTATGTATAAGGTTTTGGTTATTGGGATACCGGGTCTTGAGCTTTACCACGGCGACGATCTTTCGTATGCCGAAACGTTAGTTCTCGGTGGTGTTGGTCGTTATATCGAGGTCGTTCAGTCATGAAACCAGTTTCTCGTAAGCCCGTTAATAAGCATAAATCTGCTAAAAAATTCCGTCGTGACATGGCACATACGAAGGCTGCAAATATGGCTCCTCCACCGATGCGCGGTGGTTATCGGATGTAATGCCTTGCTACAGCCCACTCTCTGCCTACCAGCTTGAAGGCGGCGAGATTGTCTTTGCTGAACGCGGGTCGGTCTTACGGTCTCTTGAATTGCCTTGCGGGCAGTGCATTGGCTGTAGGCTTGAGCGTTCTCGCGTTTGGGCGATGCGGTGTATGCATGAGGCCAGTCTGTACGATGACAACTGGTTTCTAACACTCACTTACGACGAAAAAAATTTACCTTCTCCGCCTTCGCTGGACTATCGGCACTTCCAGCTCTTTATGAAACGCCTGCGAAAAAAACGGGATAAAGTCCGTTTTTATATGTGTGGGGAATATGGGGAGCAGTACGATCGTCCCCATTATCACGCGTGTTTGTTCAATCTTAAGCTTGATGACCTAGTCGTTTATTCGTCTGCGGAAGGCCGGGAGCTTTATACGTCAAAGTTCCTAAATTCGTTATGGCAGAAAGGCCAGGTGATGGTCGGAGCTGTTACGTTTGATTCGGCTGCTTATGTTGCGCGTTACTGCATGAAAAAGGTTACAGGTCGCAACGCGGAGGAGTATTACCACCGTTTTGATCTGTCTACTGGTGAGGTCTACGATGCTAAGCCTGAGTTCAATTCGATGTCTCGGCGTCCCGGTATTGGCCGCGGTTGGATAGATAAGTTCGGCCCTGACGTTTTTAATTACGACCACGTTATCGTTAATGGTTTTGAGACGCGTCCCGGTCGGTATTACGACAAGGTTCGTGCGGAAGTTGATCCTCTCGGGCTTGAGGAAGCTAAATGCGGAAGGCTTGAAAAAGCTAATTCGGATGACAATACAGAAGCCCGGCTTGCAGTTAAGGCTGCGGTCGCTCGTTCTCGGTTAAATCTCAAACATAGGTATTTGTAATGCTTCACGTTTTTTCGATTTTGGACTCCCGTGCGGAGCTTTTTGGCAATCCCGTGTTTACGGTTTCTCTCGGCGGTGCTATACGGTCGTTTGAGGATGAGGCTAGGAATAAAGAAAGTCCCATTGCTCAGCATCCGCGTGATTATGAGCTGTATCATCTAGGGGAATTTGATCCTGAGTCCGGATCGTTCAATCTCTTCGATGCTCCTAAGCGGCTTTGTTACGCGACAGATTTTGTAAAGCCACAGGAATAAAACAGTGCATCGGAATAAGTCGGTCAATATTCATCAGTTTTCGATGGTGCCTCGCGCGGATATTCCGCGCAGTACGTTTAGGCGGCAATGGGCCCATAAGACTACGTTTAATGACGACTATTTGATTCCGATCTATGTTGACGAGGTTCTCCCGGGAGATACCTTCTCTTTGAAGATGACCTCGTTTGCGCGACTCGCGACGCCGATTTTTCCGATCATGGACAATTTGCATCTCGAGTCGTTCTTCTTTTTTGTGCCCAATCGCATCATTTGGACGCATTGGGTCAATATGATGGGCGAGCAGGCTAATCCCGGCGATTCTATTTCGTATACCGTGCCTGTTTGTTCTTTCACCAGTGCAGCTCCGTATGCTGTCGGTTCGGTGCAGGACTATATGGGTCTGCCGACTGTTGGACAGTTTGCTACGGGTACTTGGTCACATAACAATCTACCGTTGCGAGCCTATAACCTTATTTGGAATGAGTGGTTTCGCGATCAAAATTTACAGAATAGTGTAACGGTCGATAAGGGCGATGGTCCGGATACTGCTACTAACTACGTTCTGCTTAAACGCGGCAAGCGTCACGATTATTTCACTAGTGGTTTACCTTGGACACAGAAAGGCGGCATCGCCATTACGTTGCCCTTGGGCACGAGTGCGCCAGTCCGTACGTCAGCTACTGACGTTGTTACAGGTGTCCAGACTGGGTTATTTACGCGTATTGCAACTAATGGTCTTCAGCCATCGGTAGGTACGGCTGTTGCGTTTGGGCCGACGCCCGGCGCGGTTGGTAATAGTGCTACGGCTGCTACGACACCTCTGACAGGCGTTTATCCGTCGAACTTGTATGCTGATCTTTCACAGGCTACTGCCGCTACGATTAATCAGCTCCGGCAGTCGTTCCAGATTCAGCGT